AAACCGAGGTTTGTGCGAGCGTCTTCTGCCTTTGTTGCCCCGGTACCGCCGTCAGCGATTGCAAGCGCACCATTGCTCCCTTTCTGCGCCAGTTTACCGATGCCAGGGATCGTTACAGGGGTGCCATTGATAGTAACTGTGATGCTCTGATTTGCTGAGGTGGTGGCGAACGTCTCCCACGCGCCAATGTTCTCGTCGTACTCTTTGATGAGCTGCGACATGCCCTGTGCCAGCCCATCAACCGAGATAATGTCCGACACAAGAATTCCATACTTCTGGCCGCTCAGCGCCGGGGAAGCAGCTGGCGTAACCGTCATTGACGTGGCGCTGTTCACGGATGAAATCTGGAACAGCTGCACCGGGTTAGACATCACAATAATCGTCTGGCCAGCTCGAACCTGGCTGGCGGGTGCCGTCCAGTTCGTGCCGATGCCGGTTGCGGTATTTCCGTTAATGGTGATTGTGCCGGTGTTATAAAGCATATTTTCTCCAGGCAATAAAAAACCCCGCCGGAGCGAGGTTTATTTTGAAACAGAATGAGTTATTGGCAGGTGGTGCTGATGAACGTGTTGGCACTAACCCAGGTCCAGTTAAAGGGATAACCGGCGCGGTACTGGGTCTGATTGTTTTGTTTACGCACTCCGTAAATCTGGACACTGTTTTCCTGTCCGCCGATGAGGGCTGTACCAGAACACACAGGTTGCTGTTTCTCAATAACGCCAGCGCAACCGGAGAGCAAAACCGCCACCGCCAGGCAAAGAATCATGTTTTTCATAGTGGTTATATCCCAGGGCATTCACAAGGTTACACAATAACAATATGAATCAATGGGATATAATTGATTTGGTAGATCAATTATTAGAAATTGATCGTTGAAAACGATCAATCATAGTTGGCGCAATTAATGGCCATGATGACGTTTCTCATGTTTGAGTACGCGACGTTTTGCAGCCCTCCGGAGGGGGTTGTCTGAGGTCTGGCAAATATCCGCGTATTGCTTCCCTCGAGTTTTGCCATGCTCTTGTAAATTGCAGCGTAGGGCTGCGGCTGGCCACCGGCTGATATAACCCCGGTAATCAGGCCGAGCATGACAGGCATGCAGGCCCACTTCCCCGCCCGGGTTGTGTTGATGTTGTAGCCTGAGCTGGCATCCACTCCGGCAGTGCCTATGGTAACGACATCACCGAGCGTGCGCGTCTCGTGGGTTAAAATCAGAGTCCCCGATGCATCCCACACGGCCATCCCGTAATCTGGCTTTGTCTGAGGGAAAATTGTGAAAAAATAAACGTACGCTGTGCCGGTTGCATTAGGTCTGAGAAAATCAATCGTGATGGTGTTTCCGCTTACCGTCTGAGTGATTTCCACCTCAACCGTGCAATGAACGAAGGCCACAACGGGCTGACCTGAGGGAAAGGTGTGCGTCACCTTTGTATTGAAACCCGATGTTCCCTGCAGTGCCGCTGTCTTTCGCGCCTGTAATGCAATTGGCGAGCTGTTCGCGGTAACCCATACCTCACCGCTCGTCGTCGTCAGTAAACCGCCGTACTGCGCCATTCATGCCCTCTCGATCTGGAAAATGAGAAAAGCTGCAACAGCGGGTTCAGTCCCTGCTGAGTAATCGGTATCCCCCACTGAGGAAACTGTTGCAGTACCGCCGGAGATGGTGATCTTCCTTCTTCCAGTTCCCCACTTATCATCGTTCATGACCTGAAAGTAGGTCAGTTTGCAACCCGGAGGAAGGGCAACGGAATAAGAGCCTGTTTTCTGGTTAACGGCCAGTTGCAGATAGCCGCAAACGCTGACTGGCTTAATTCCATAGTTGTTAACCTTGCCTGATGCGTCCCATGTTTGAACACCGTATTCCGCCATCATATCTCCTGAAAAAAAGAGGCCCGCAAGAGGCCTCCCGTCACCATGTACCAGTGATTCTCCCAATCTGCACCCTCAACACATTGTTGGAGTCCCGTACACTGATTGTCTGGTTGGTCTGTTTCATGGCCCCCTCGCCAGCTGTCGAACCGTAGTTCTCAAACGTACCGGTCTTATCCAGCCTCCACCCGACTGAGCCAGCCACATAGTTATTCGACTGGATATAGTTGCCGATTTTGGCGTTCTCAATGGTGCCGTCCTGAATGAAGCTGGCCCGGATGAATGTCTGCCCGTTCTGGATCACGAACGGAAGAGCCACGCTGTTTCCGGCAGCCGTGGTGACGGCGAAGCGGTCTGCCAGGAAGATAACCTGCGACTGCATGCCGGAAGGCGTATTCTCCACGCCGATACCCATCCCCGCGGCGTAATACTGCCCGTTGCTGGAGACGCCAACCTTGATGTTGTACATCGCGCTGAGGTCGCCATTAACGTTGGCTATCGCCTGAGCGTTAGTGGTGATGGCTGAGGTATGCCCGTTCACCCCATAGCCTGCTGGTAATCCGAGAACGTCTGATTCAGGCTGTTGATGGATGCTTTGTTGCCGTTCACTTCCGTCTGCAGGCTCAGCAGCGAGCGCGCCGTTGCTTCCTTCTCGTTAACGATAACCTCGTCAATAAGGTCCAGCTGAGCGCTGTTACCGGCGACCGTTGCGGATAACCTTTTGCGTGTGGCCACCTGCGCCAGCCCGTTCTGGATAATGGCAATGGCTGAGTTCTTCACCCCGCCCGTCATGCCGTCCACAGACACGCTGATGCTGTCGATTCGCTGGCCCAGGGCGGCGGCATCTGTTGCTACCGTTTGCTCAAGCTGACTGAGTGAAGACGAAACATCCCCGACCGTGCTGGAAAGTTCATTAACGCTGGTCTGAACCTTCCCGACGTTCTGGGCGTTTTGGGCGATATCCTTCGCCTGCAGCTCCAGTTCGTCGTTGGCCTGTTTGATGTCATTAACCATGCCAGCAATTTTTTCGTTGCTGTCCACCGCGTTCTCGATCAGGTCTTTGAACGTTTCCGACTCTTTCATATCCTCCAGAATGTCATTGGTTATTTCGCTGACATCTATCGAGGACGTGCCCATGATCCAGTCGGTCCAGTCCCCGGCGTTACCGATACGGTCAATCAGGCGCGCGCGGTACCACTGGCGAACGCCGGCAGGCATGGGGCCATGCTGATAATCTGCAGCCGGGTACGGCACCAGGACCAGCAGTTCAGGATTGGCGTAGTCGGCAGTTGTGGCGCGCTGAATCTCTGTATAGGCCGTGTCGCCTGAGCCATCCGGAAATTTCCAGGTCAGGTCGATATGCCAGACCACATCTTTGGTCGCCAGGAAGTTGAGCGGAGTACCCGGTTTTCCCGTTTTACCGGAGAGATAAGTTGTTTCACCGTATCCCCATGGTGACGACGTATCCTGCGCATTCAGCGCCCGTACGCGCACGTCATAGCTGCCCGAATAAATGCCCTGAACCGAGAAACCCTGCGCGCTGGTAACCGGAACGTTTATCCAGTCCCCGTTGTCCTTACGCCACTGGGCAACATACCGAATTGCGTCCTCTACCTTATCCCATGACACGTCCAGGCTTGCTACAGTCAGCCCCTGAGACACATGATCGCTCTCAGTCACCACGATATTCTTCGGAGCAGACAGGACGCTTATCGGCGTGACGGTGATCGGGGGAGACTCGACCCGAACGCCGTCATCGATGTAACGATATTTGTTTGGATCGTGCTGAACGGCCGTAATAGTGAAACCGCCTGTGCTGTCGTCGTTAGCCGCGATTGAGGTGACCCTGAAGTACTGTATTGCGAGGTTATCACTGTCTATCGCCCAGACAGCGCCCGCCACAGGAACCTGACTGAATGCCGTAGCCACCGTCACCGTTTTTTTATCGGCGCTCACCGCGCTGATTGTCCGCGTCTGGGCTTTTCCGTCGGGAAGGTTAACCACCAGCCGGTCTTTCGCCGCGTAGTCTACTTCTCGATCGAGGGTAATCTGGCGGCCGTTGACCGCGCTTATGCGGCCCCCGTTCTCCTTACCGGAACGGAAAGGATCGGCGACACCGATAATTTCAGCGGGCAAAGGGATATAACCGTCCAGCCCCACGCCAAACGATACGGTCCCGTCTTTGGCATTGGAGAGCAATACCCAGCGACCGCGTCGGTGCGCTTCACTTTGCGAGGTGCAGCCGATTGCGGTCAGGGACGTCTGCCGGATGTCGTAACGTTCTACAAGCGCCGAATCATAGACCCCCTCAACGGTATCGCTGTAATGGTTCTGCGGATCGGACCAGGACACCAGGCAGGAGCTGTAGCGATTTTTGTATGAGCCGCCCGCATAAGTAAACAGCCCATCGATAACGTTTGAGACGTTATAAACCCAGTCAACATCGTCCTGAGGGACGTCTGCCTGGACATAAATCTGATCGTTGCCCCAGAACGTTATTCCACGAAATACCGCGGCGAGATCGTTAAGTACCTGCCAGGCGTCCTCCTGGCTCTGAATGAAAACGTTGCAGGTGAAACGCGGTTCGGTGCCACCGGCCCCGTCGGAAACCATTTCGTCACAGTACCGGGCGATTGAATACAGCGCCCACTTATCCACCATAGACGCATCCACGCGCGTGCCCATGCCGTAAATTTCATCCAGAACCAGATCGTAAAATATCCAGGCGGGGTTATTGGACCAGGCCATTTTGAACCCGCCGGACCATGAGCCAGAATAGTTACGGGTTATCGGATCATAATTATCCGGAACCTTAATCAGCTTGCCTTTTATCTTACAGGTCACTTTCGGCGCGCTGCCGTTGAACTGGCTACTGTCCACTTCGACATACAGGAGCGCTGTTAAAGGATAACGAAGCTTGCTGTCGATGACTTCCGCATACGAAAACACCTTGAAGGCGTTAACCAGTTTCGAATTTGATCCGCTGGCATCAGCCGTAATACGCCTGACCCTGACAGACCAGCCGGACGTGGATTTTGGCAGATCGATACGGTGGTCACGCTGATATTCCGTCGTGGTCTTTCCGTCAAACTTGCCGTTTACCACCGTTTTCCAGGCGCCGCCGTCCGTTGATAAATCGATCGCATACTCGGTGACCGTGCCCACCATATCGCCGTTATCTTTATAGAGATACTGGACCGGAAGGCTGAGCTTGATGCGGATGGCATCCAGGGAAAGGTTGGTAAACTGGCGCGTCCAGGGCGCGGTGGTGGTGACAGTTGTGCCCACGGCCAGCTCGTTGTCGACCTGAGGCATCCCGGCAATATAGGTCTGGTCCTGTGTGCCCTTGCGGAACTCCCATTTCACGCCGCTGAAGTTGTATTCCCCGCTGTCGTTTGCCAGCGGCGTATCGTTGAGAAAAATGTTCTGAGCGGTCAGGTCGCCCTGTATTTCCCCCTCAGAAACGGCAATGAGCATTTTTAATTTTGCGACCGACAGCAGATCGTCAGGCTGCTCAACCGGAGTATGTGAATTGCCACCTCCCCCTTTGGCACCCTGCAGGATGGTTTCTTGTTTAAGAAGCTGCATTTTTTCACCCATAAAAAAAGGTGCCGAAGCACCTTTAAGTTAGTGGCCGCTGGCCTACTGCTGATCGCTCGAGTACATACCGGCGCTGACTATCGCTCCCCCTGCCTCAGTCAGACCGTAGGCCAGGGGGACAGGATGCCCCATAGCGACGGTATTGACCGGCGCCCCGAAGGCGTAGTTAGGCGTGTTGTCCGTGCTGGAGGATTTACCCGCACCGAAGGATGGCTGGGGCGTGAGCATCTGGACAACGCCCCCCAGCATCATTGACACCCCGACGCCGGTCAAAATTGACGTGACGCTGATGGCTGTTGCACTCATCGCAGCCCCCCAGGCTGCCATACTCGCACCGGCGGTAAAGAATGCAGCGACCAGCGCAACGGCACCGACAACTATCTGCAGGACGCCCGAACTTTTGGCCCCCTCATAAACGGGCACGATCCGGTTACACGCTTCCACCGCGGGTCATATCAAACTCTTCCAGCCCGATATTGTTGTCACCGTTAAAAAAGGCGAAACGGATCCCCTTCATATGAGCTTCCGACATATATTTTTTGAATCCGGGAACCTGTGAACACATGGCCCTGAGCATTTCGCGCAGATCGGCAACATCAAACTGAACGCGTTTACCGAATTTTTTAGCCATTTTCCCTTCGAGAATAAGCGTCTTAACCATGCATTCTGTCCTTATGCCTGACCACCCGGACCGTTCTGTCGCGATAATATTTTCCATAAGGCGTTCGCGAAGAAAGGTGCCCGAAAAGATGATGGAGAATGATGTTGTCACCCACATATACCGCGGCGTGATTAGTCACCGATGCCTGCACGCTCATCATGATGACGTCCCCGGGCTGCATTGCACCGGCGGCAATCTCAACAAATCCCTCACGCTCCCAGTTGTCGTCGTAGAGCCGTTCCTTGCCGCTCTCCCACCATTCGTAAGGTACTGAATAGTTCCCGAGAACAATGCCGTATTCGCGCAGATAAAATTCACGGATAAGCGACCAGCAGTCGGCGTAACCCAGTACCCACTGCCGCCCGGCATAATCCCGGTCTTCACGCGGGGAAATCGTACAAAAATCCCCGTCCGGCCAGGACATGATCCCCCACTCAATCCCCGACCAGTCGCACTGGATCCGGTCCAGCTCCGAGGGCACCAGCCGGACCACATCCGGATGGGAATGAATGATCATGATGATCTCACCGCGCGCGCGGGCAGCGAGCTGATCTTCCGGGGAGAGCGTGAATGTCTCCTCAGGCTTATCTGCAATGTTGCGGCAGGGAATAAAGATTTGCTGCTGGCCTGACTGAACAATCAGACCGCAAGCTTCTTTGGGGTATTCAGCAGCGACGTGCTGACGGATAGCATCCAGCAATTTTTCACGCATCTTTATTTCCCCTGCAGATTAGCGGCCGGAAAACCACCGAAAGGCAGCGGCGCGTCCGGGCCGTGACGATCCTGACAATCCTGCCGGCGGCCACCACAAACGTCTTTCGACGGGTGATCGGTCGGCGTACCGTCTTTGATAAAGTATTTCGTGCCGTTGTAATCGCATCCGGTCCCGCTTCGGTACCAGCCCCGCATACACCAGGTGCAGACGGGCGTAATCTGCCGTGTCGGCAGCTGCAGGCTCTGAATATCGAAAGGAGAACACAGCTCGAAATCAACCTGTACCCGCGTCTCTGCGGTTTTAGCATTGACGTAAAAGAGCTGTACGCGCTCATCGGCCGGGCTGGCACCCGGATTACCGTTTTTCCAGTTGGCGGCATCGAGATACTTCGAAAGCGTGGTATGGATTTTGACCTTAGCCCTGACCATATCGTCATATTCAAGACACAGCGCGGTGACATAGTTTCCGACGTTCCCGACGGACAGCGTAGGCGTTGGCTGGGAACCTGTACTCGACAACTCCATCCCCTTCAGTTCGTAGGGATGGGGATCGTACTGGTTTCCCTGCCAGATAATGGCGGGCAGATTTTCTGCGGCGAAGGCTGCCCACCCCTCTTCCTGAATATTGTGTGCATGAAAACGCAGCACCTGATCCATACCGAATTCAGTGCCGTCGATCTCAATCAGCTGAATAACGCTGCCGGGCTCAAGCTGTTGGATGTCTGCCGTAAAACTCATACTCCCCCCATAAAAAAAGCCGCCCGGAGGCAGCTTTCAGTTTTTGTCGAGAAAATCAGGGCGCGAACGCCTGTTCAAAAGTGAAGGCCACAGTGGCTTTTTTCCCGGTAGGGAAAGAAACGCTGAACGAATCGGCCTTCATTCTGAACAGCTTTTTTTCACCCCATGGCGTGGTCCACCAGAACGATTTAGTAACGTGAGACATCAGAAAAGCGCGCAGCGCAGCCGCCTCCTGTCTGGTGCCCGTCCAGTCCAGGTTCCACGTTTCCTGTTTGTCGTTGATCCCCATCCCCGCTATCTGTTTGTAGCCATCCCCGAACTGGGCCTGCAGCGTTCGGGCTGTTTCAGTGCCCTGCGCTGTTTTTCGCGTGCGCCAGGTAAACGTGTCCGTCACTGTGTCCTCCTCGAATAAAGCACGCCGCCCGCGGACATTTCTTTTTTCAGTCGTTCGGTGATTGTCTGCTGAACAATCGCCTGCAGCTGTTTCGCCGTCCCCGTGGCGTTCGCCTGATTTATGCTTCCGTCACTCCCCTGCTGGCTGATGCTGACTGGGGCATAAACACTGATCCCGCCCATACCAGCACCGGCTGCGCTCCCGCCGCCGACCAGACCACCCGAGGCATACCCGCGCATCAGGCGATAGAGATTAGCCACGCCGATGCGGCTGGTTGATTCTTTGGTGAAGACGAATTCCCCGCGGTGAACGATACCGGCTGGCTCGTACTTGCCGCCGTGCCCGGTAAAACCGCCCACGTCAAAACCCTGTGGCCGGTATGACGGGACCGCGAATGACTGACCTGCAGAGGAGGTTTTCGCCCCGCCGCTAACCCAGCCCATTGCGCTCTGGATGGTGTAAGCCACCAGCAGCTGGTTGATAACGGACACTATCATTTTAAGGATCGAGCTGGTGAAGTCCCTGAAGCTCGCCTTACCGGTTGTCGTCAGGCTGGTAAGCTGGCCCGCCAGCCCGCTGAACGTAGCCTGCGAAATCTGCTGAACAGAGCTGAAAACGTTTGTCGCTGAATCCTGATATTCGGCCCAGCCCTGTTTCGCACCGGCCAGCCAGTTTGCGCGCAGGGCATCTTCAGCCTCAAACGTCTCCCTTTGCTCTTCCAGAACCTTTTGCTGCGCCTGAGGGTTGTACGAATAGCTTTCGCTGAGACGCTGCAGCGTAGTTTGTCGCCCGGCTTCCCGGGTGGATAACCCCTCAGACTGAGCCTGCAGGCCCGCCCTGGCGGCTTTTTGCTGCTGCTCAAACTTCACGGCCTGATCGGCCAGCTGGTTGAGCTTTTGCTGGCTGGCAACCTTATCGCCCAGGTCGGCAAGCTGCCGCTTGTACTCGAGCGTTTCTTCCTTGTGCGCCAGCAGGGATTTTTCCTGCGCCGTAAGCTGACGACGCCCCGCGGCCTCCTGCAGAACGGTGAACTGATTTTCAGTCTGCCAGAGATCCTGATGCTGTTTGCTGATGACGTCGTTCACGCTGGTATGCTGCTCAAGCGTTTTAAGCTGGGCCTGAAGGGTGAGAAGTTCGGCCTGCGCCTTTTCCTCGGCTTTATCCCCGGCGGGCGTTGAGTAGCTTTTGCCTTTCGGCGTTTTTGGATCCTTCCACTGCTTTCCAATCCCGGCGCGGGCAGCGGCAATATCCTTTTCAGTCCACAGCGTGGCGACACCGTCTTTCGCATCCTGGCGGTTTTTCTCAATAAGCTGACTGAGCTTTTTCTCTGCTGAAGCCCGCTTTTCTGCCGCCGTCGCGCCGGACTCCACCAGCTGGTTAAACTGCTGCTGGCTGCGGATTGCCTGAGCCTGCTGGTCCGTCCGCATTTTTTCCCGCGCGGCTGCCAGCCCTTCCTGGGCGTATTGCTGATCGGCAAGTTCGTAAGCCTGCTTTTTCAGCTCCACCTGCTGGCGCGCGTTTCTGAGCCTTTCCGCATCCGCTTTCTGCAGAACGTTGTTACCGGCATAATCCGGGTCGACCTTAAGATTGCTGGACAGCGCGCGGTACTCTTTCTCTGCTGCCTGCCATTCAGCAAAAGAGTCCTGGCGCTTCATCGCGGAGTCAGGATTACGCCCTATGCCAAGCATCGCATCCCATGCGCCTGAGGCGGCATTCTTCACCCAGTTCCAGGCTTTTTCGAGGGAGCCAAGATTATCCTCGACCGCCCCGGCGCGCTGAATGACCGCGTCGGAATATGCCCGCATGGCCAGCTCGGCAGCTTTCTGCGAATCCCCAAGCGCCTGAGCAGAAGCTATCTGTTCATACTGGGTGGCCGTCAGAAAGTGAAGGGAATCGTTGAGCGTAGCGACCGCGTTAACCGGATCATCCTTCAGGCGTTTAAACTGATTTATGGTTTCGTCAACGGCCTGCCCGGTAGCCTGCTGCAGCCTGGGGGCAACATTGCTGACCATGCTGACGTCATTCCCGCTGAACGCGCCGCTTCCAACGACCTGTGCCAGCACGCCTGCAGCGGCATGCTGAGTGATGCCATTACCGGCCAGCGAGCGAGCCAGCGCCTGAAGCTGCCCTGACGTTTTCCCCGCGTAGTTCCCGGTCAGGATCAGCTGCCTGTTAAATTCCTCAGACTCTTTGCTGCCGTCATACCAGGCCTTACCCAGCCCGAATGCCGCCGCGGCAATCCCACCAACCAAGCCGGCGATCCCCAGGCCGCGCAGCGACAGCAGCTGGTCTATCCATCCTGCCCGGTTCGCCAGCGTGATCCCGGAGCCGCGCAGTGCACCGAAGTTACCGCGCATGACCTCGCCGATAAGTACCCCCAGCTCCTGCCGGGCAGCAGCACTTTGAAGCCCCAGACCGTGCGTGGCCACTTTGGCAGCTTCAAGTTTGCGGATATAGACCTCAGCCGCATCGCTGGCACCGACCTGCGCCGCCTTCATGCGCAGCAGCTCGGTACCGGAGAGCTTTTGCTCTGCAACCTGTTGCTTCAGCTGGCTGAGGAATCGCGTGCGCGCTGCGGCCGATTTTTCCTCCACGATCTGCAGTTCTTTTTGCCGGGCCGTGGTGCGGGAAATAAGGGCGAGATAATCCTGCGGGGTTATGTTGCCCTGTGCCCTCGCTGCGCGAAAGCGCGCCTGCACGTTCGCAAGCGACTGTGTCTCACCATTGAGCTGGCGAACGCCGTCAATCTGGCGGAAAAATGATGCCGCCAGTTCATCCTGCCGACGGGCAAGCGCTGCGGCCTGCCCGTCATTCTCACGCATGCGCTGATTAAGCTCGGTCACGCGGCGGTGAGTTTCATCAACGGACTTTGAAACGTTCTGCCAGTCTTTGGTCAGCCCTTCCGTTGCGGCCGACTGGCGGGATTTCATATCTGCGGCAGCCGCCGCGCCAGCGTCGCCCACGGTTTTAAACGCAGCCGCCTGCCGCTCGGAAGCGCGCTGCATTCGCGTCTGGACTTTTTCAGAGTCCTCAGCCATCCCGGTTAGCTGGCCCTTTATGCGGGCAACCTGCTCACTAAACGTGGCGCTGTCGACGTCAAGGTTGATGACCAGATCGCTAATCTGCTGGGCCATATCGGATACCTCCTGTTATCCCCTCAGCTGCGGCCATCAGCGCATCATCATCCGGCTCGTCATCGCTGATGACGATACCGGAAGGAGAAAGCAGGCTGAAATGTGCGGGGGTAAGTTCCGGGTCGCGGAAGAAAAGAGTGGAGATGGAATAAAGCAGCTCTGAGAAATGCGCATCGAGCTGCGCGTCCTGAAAATAATGCTCCCGGTAGAACTGGTGCCAGTCGCCCAGCTCACTGGAAGTCATTCCAGCCAGCATGGCGCGCCAGTCGGGTCGCCCGAACTCGCGCGCCAGATTCAGGACAAACTTCAGCTCGCTGGCAAGGGCTTTTCCGCCGTAACGGGTTCAGCGCTTTCGGCCTCCGCTGAGGCATCCGGATCGGCAGCGTTGTCATCCTCAACCGGAACGAGCATGCCGGAGAGCAGCTTTATTTCCATTTCTGCTTTACCGATCGCCTCTGGCGGCCAGCCGCTAAGCACCTGCTGATAAAGCGTTTCCACATCCGTGCCAGCCGGATCGTTATGCCACAAAGACATCGCGATCAAACGCGCACCGCAGCGAATATTTGAGCCTATCAGCCTGGCCGTCATTTCCTGATCGCTGATGCCGTCGCTGTCAGCGCTGACGGCCTTTTCCTCTGCGGCCATAAACGTGATGTACTCAATACGCTGCAGCGCCGACAGCTCGAAGATGGTCAGGGATTCTGTTTGCCAGGTGAACTTCTCTTTTTTCAGAAACATGCGTCCTTCCTTACGCTGCAGTTACGGTGACTTTGCAGACCGCAACGAAATTACCGTCGCTGGTCATAACAATAACGTCAGCGGTGCCTGCCGCCACGCCGGTGACGGTGATCGCGTTGCCGCTAACGGTGACCGTTGCTTTTGCCCCGTCGGAGGTTGCCACGCGGAACGAGGTATCTGAGGCACTGGCAGGGTTAACCGTCACATTGAGCGTTGTGGTTGCGCCGACGGCCACGCTTGCCGTGGCTTTATCGAGCGTAACGCCGGTCACGGGGATATTCGGGGTCCCGCTTTCTTCTGCAAGTTCCGGCTTGCCGGTATTGGTGATTTTCGCTGTACGGGTAATGACCTCTTTTGCCGGAATGGCTTTACCCAGGCTGCTGCACCAGCCGCGGAAAACGTCGACGGTACCGTTCGGGTATTTGATTTTGTAATAACGTACTGAGCCATCAATAAACCATGCGACAAGGTCTTTTTGCCCTTCTTCGCCCGGCTTCCAGGCGAGGGTGAACGAGGTATCGCCAGCAGATTTTGCCCCCTGGGCCGTCGCGTTCCAGTCGGCATCCTCGTCGTCGAGGTAAGTGTCGTCATACGATTCGGCGGTCATTTCGCCCGGCGTCAGCTCTTTAATTTTCGCCAGGCGGTTCCAGTCGATATCCGAGAGTGGGTTAGCGAAAGCGTTGCCCGTTCCGGTGTAAAGCCAGAGGGTGGTACCGGCACCTTTCACGGGGGCCAGCGGGTTTGGAGTAGGCATAAGTACCTCTTAAATTGAATAGGTGATTAAGTACGTGAAATCGACTGAACCCCAGGTGGCCATTTCATCATCCCGCTGATAGTCATAACCCTGCGGGGTGAACGTCTCGACCAGTTCGGTCAGACCCGGGATGAAGGCCATTGCCGGATACACTTTCTCTTCCATCCAGGAATCAAGCGCGCTGTCGGGGCTGGAGGCTTTAAGAAATACCTCGATGTGAACAACCGCCTGCCACGAATCTTCGTCAAGCGAATCGCCGGTGTACTCCGCGTCAGAAAGGTATACAGCCACGGCAGGGAGATCCTGCTCTTCAAGAAAAACAGGGCGCCCGTCAAACCAGGTGACCGTGTCGGTGATCTCGGCTTTCAGTTTTGCCAGAATGGCTGCACGAATTGCGCTGTGTCTGTTCATCGCTTCAGGTGGATCCTCAGTTGGTTTTTCAGGGCTGCGGAAAGTTCTTTGGGCATATCGCTTTCAATAATGCGCTTTGAAATAGCGGTGAAGGCCACGGTGAGCGGTGTCTCAAGAGGAACTTTGACCACATCAATCGGATAACGGGCCTGGCCTACGCGCCGCATGACCTGCCAGCGCCCGTTCGAGAGCTGTTGGATAAAAGCGTTACGAAAGGTATAGGGCCCGATTTTAAGGACGCTGCCCGCTCCGTTTCTGGCCCCTTTTTTACGCGAGAGCCGGACGCGCGCCGTGCCGAGCTTTATCGCAGGAAGATTACCGCGGTTGATTTTTATCGACGCGACCGGGCGATCGTGACGGGCCTTGCGCAGACGGGAACGCTGGCGGACCAGACGAACCGGAAGCCCCTTTTTCCGGTTATCATCAACTGTTGCTTCTTTCGCTACAGCTTTGCTCCCCTGGCTTATCGTTCTGCTGGCCACCCGGTTTAGTGCTTTTGCGGTTGCCTCAGGAACGATTAACCGGCTGAGGCTGTTCAGGTTCTGAATAGCCCTTTCCAGTCCTTTCACAGACATAGAGCCTCCTCATTCGAGATGGATGCGGGGTTTTCCGTTGAACATGTCATAGCGGGTAACGGTCAGGTTCTTACCGTCGTAATCGACGCTGTCGTTTCGGCGTGGCTGGTAAAGCTCAGAGAAAACCACCAGCGAAGTACCTGTTCCCGACAATGGTCCCATTTCCTCGAGTTGATCGGCTGGAACAACGTCATAGCTGCTGCCATTGATGATCGCTGTCTTTCCCATCTTTTTTATGGTGGCCGCGTCCATGCGCGCCGCCATCCGGTCAAAGGGGTTAGGCATTGATCTTAACTTCAACAACGGTGGTGTTTGCCCCTGCATCTTCCCAGGCGATGCCCGCGGCAACGGCGTCCGTTTCTTCGATCGTGATTTTGCCGTCCTTCAGATACACCTGCGCCCCGGCAGTAACCGCATCTGCGGATACTTTTGGCAGAAGGAAAACACCCTCAGTAAAACCGTCCCCGGTATCGCCAGCCGGGATATCGGTAATTGCCACCGCGATAAGTTTTCCAACAACAACCGGGTCGCCGCTGTGAACATCGGTTGCACCGCCGTTTACCAGAGGGATCGTTTTCCCGTCCTGCGCATAGTTCTTAGCCATAACTTCTCCATTCAGCCCCTTGCGGGGCTGGTTTCAGGTATAAAAAAAGCCCTTACGGGCGTCTGTTTGTCAGGACTGTTTTTTACTGACCAGAGGATTTGGTCATGCCGCGATAGTCCAGCGGCGCCACACCAGCATCAATACGCACTTTCGTGGCGATACCATCAGTGGTGAAGCCTTCCTGCTGATCGATGTATGGCGTGTCGACGCCGTTGAGATAAGCGACCTCGATGGTGTCGGTGCCCTTCGCGGCAGCCAGATACCAGGCTTTCGCATCAGCTTCATCCAGGCGTGGTTCGGCAATGACTTCTGCAAAGTTCTGGATAGGGTTAACGATCCCGGCATTGATGTCTGCACCTTTAACACTGGCCGACTTGATGGTCTGATTTGCCAGAGTTTCCAGGGCGACGGGCACCAGCATGTAGGCCGGACGGATATTCAGGGTTCGCTCCCCCTCCTTCTGCAGACGCATCAGCTTGCGCGATTCGTCCAGGCTGGCCACAGAAATTGCGCCCGAGCTCAGGTTCTTGTGATCGGCATGGAACAGCGCCTTTCCGTCTGAGAGTTTCGGGTTTTTGGTCAGAATGGCGTAAACCAGATCGCCAATCGTTGCTTTCGCCGCGCGCCCCATCTTCATCGGTACGTCGGTAAGCTGGTTCAGATCGTCGTTGATGATCGCCTGGCGGGTTACTGAGAAGATTTCACCATACGTGGCAAGCGCGATGGTTTCGCCTTTGTCACTGGTAGTGATGTACTTGTACTCAGCCCCTTCGCGAACCTGTCGCAGAGAAGGGAAACCACCCATGCCGACACGATGCGCCGTTTTGAAGTCCGACAGCTGGCCTTTTTTGGTCCACTGTTCGAAGGTTTCCTGCGCCTCGTCCCAGCCCTGAATCAGCGCTTGGTTCGCAACATCAAGCAGAATGTTGCCAAAGTCCGAGGTGCTGTGGGTCAGCGCCAGGGCAACCATCTGCATCGGGTTGTAGCTGGCCACGCCGATACCTTTTTCAGTCAGGGCCATACGCGCATACTCGCGCAGCGTCATACCGTTATAAACGTTATCCCGCTCCTGACCTTCGAACCCGGCACGCGCCATCAGTGCCTGGCGAATACCATCCGCGACGAAGTTACCATTGCCCGCATGAATATGCGGCTGGGTGGTTTTATTGGACGGCGTGGCCGTTTTACCGAGTTCTGCCAGCAGCAAATCTTTCGCCTTATCGACGGAACAATCAGGGTCGGCCACACACTGATTCTGCAGTTCCATGTGCTTATTGCCGAACATGGCAAAGAGATCGCCGATAGCGTTAACACGGGCTTTCTGCTCAGCCAACACCTGCGCGCGGATCACATTTTCATCCGGTGCCGGGTCTGTTTTTGCCTGCGGTGCCTGAGGCTGGGTAATAACCGGGTCACGCTGGGTAGTGTTGCGCGGCGGGGTGATCATGTTGCGAATGCTTTTTGGCATTTTTTCAAATTCCTCAATACGTTTTGAATGAATACAGGCCATAGCCTGAAGGGATGGTGTCACCTGGTCGGCAAAACCCAGTTCAAGGCACTCGCTGCCGTTCATCCAGGTTTCGTCCTCCAGCATTGCCGCAATTTCTTCGGTGGATTTTCCGGTTTTCTGCGCATAAGCCGGGATAAGAACGGATTCAACCTTGTCGAGAAGATCCGCATAGTCGCGCATATCGCTCGCGTCACCACCAGCAAACCCCCAGGGCTTATGGATCATCATCATCGTGTTTTCAGGCATGATGACCGGATTGCCTACCATCGCAATCACCGAGGCCATGGAGGCCGCGAGACCGTCGATATGCACGGTAATCGCCGCGCCGTGGTGCTTCAGCGCGTTATAAATAGCAATACCGTCGAAGACATCACCACCGGGCGAGTTGATATAAAGGTTGATGTGGGTGACGTCCCCAAGTGCCCGGAGATCATTGACGAACTGTTTCGCCGTTACGCCCCAGTACCCGATTTCGTCATAGATAAAAATGTCGGCCTCGCTGTTATTGCTGGCCTGCATGCGGAACCACGAATTACTTTTTGCGCTGGCTTTCGGACGGTGGCGCGCCCGGTTCTTTGGCTTCGGCACTGGTGCCTCCTTTATCATTGGCGGGGTCGGTGTCAAACACCAGGCCCTGTTCACGGTTCTCGTCAACCTCCGCTTTACGGCGTGACTTAACATCATCCGGGTTGCGACCGCTGGCACGTATCCAGTCGGATTCAGTAGCAGCACCGCCGCGGATCTGCGTTTTCCAGGCATTCGCTTCTTTAACGGGATCAATCCACGGCATAACGGGCCCCGAATAAACCGCGTTATAAAGCGAGTCCATATCGATGCCTCTCGGCAGCTTGATTTCTCCGGCAGCAATAGCCATCTTCAGCCAGGCCCGGTACATGGGCCGGGTCACTGAACCGATGAACCAGTCCTGAAGAATCAGATATCCGTCGGTTGACTCGACAAGCTCCTGCCGCTGGGCACTGTACGTTCCGTTGTAGTTTCTGGATGTGCTGGAAAAGCTGAGGCGACTGCCGGCGGACACGGCACGCAGCTGTCCGTTACGAAACGACTCGAGGTTAGGGTTCGGGCGATCGGATTTAATCATCCCGATTTCTTCCCCGGCCTGCAGCTCGTCATAGAGCATACCGGGCTGAATCATCAGCTCGCGGTCATCGCTGCTGGAATCAGACTCGAAGCTCTGTCCGTCGCCTTTTTTGATATACATGCCGAGTGCGGCAGCAATTCTGGCAGCGGTAAGCTCCGAGTCCTCGTACTCTTTCAGCGCGCTCAGACGCATCAGAACACCTGACAATAGAGACGTTCCGCGGGTCTGGTGCAGGCGTCGTGTAAATTTGAGATGAAGCATGTTTTCTGCATCTATCTCTTTGGTATCGAACTGACGCCCGGATACTGGCAGGCTTTTATAGACCTGATATTTTTTCGGGCGCCCCCAGTTATCGACAAAAACGCCCTGATTGAGCTGGGTGGCGGCATCGCTGTTCATCGGCACGAAGTCCGGCTCCAGCGCTTCCAGCCAGAACGGCACGCCAGCAACCGGCTGAAGACCATTTCCGGTACCGCGAACCAGCTGAGCAAATACCTCACCGTCCCGGAGCCACGTTCGCAGCATCAGCCGCTCCAGCATGGGGCGGGTAAACTGGGTTGTAACATCGGGTCTTACGGACCATTCGCCCCACTTTCTGCGGATATCAGTGGCCAGCTTTTTAGCTATCTTCCCGTTAGTCAGCATCGGATGCGGTTCAACTATGATGCCCTTCGCACCCACCACCCTTTCTTCCAGCTTGTCGAAAACGCCAATCACCAGATCGTGGTTGTTGTCCAGCCAGCGCGCCTGCTGCCTCAGTGAAACCGCCCCCATCTGGCTGAGCTGATCGGCTGAACGATTTTCCTTCTGGGCTTTGTGGGTACGCGTTTGCTTTACCGCCTCATACGCCTTAATAACTGCGCGGGCACGCAGGCGTGAGGCTTTCCAGCCTGGTGAAAACAGGCCTATCGCATCATCTAAAAAACTCATCCAAACCTCGCCAGCCTGTAGCCGGGTCGCCCGCGGTGTTTGTTATTGAGCGTAGCCAGTCGTCGCTCCCATTCCTGACGGCCTTTTCTGATTTCCGACAGGTTTTCGAGCGTCATCTGCTGCCCGTTGAAAGTGATTGATTTCCCCTCCAGAACAGACAACTCGGCTGCAGCGTAGCGGTCGATCATGTTTTGAATATCTGCTGGGTTCACACCCAACCTCCTGGCGAAGACCACGGATTAGCCTGCTCGGTTACGGGCTTCTCACGTTTTGGTTTTGATTTAGATTTCGGCGCAGGCGGCGGGGATGGCATTTCGCCAGTTTCCGTCTGCGTGTCCTCGATCCACGTTTCCCGCCGTGCCCACTCAGGAGCTGACGGCCATTTGATTTTTTCGTAACCACTAAGGATGGCGAGCGCGTCGGCATAAACGAGCAGGTCAAATGCTTCGTTTGCGCCCCGGCCGGGCTTACTCCATTTCCCTTCATTCGAGCGTTCCTCATACGTCAGTTCGTCATAGAACCAGCTGCCCAGCCAGGCGGGGAAATGCACATAGCCAGGGCCGGGTGAATCTCGCCACAGCGCATTATTCACCCGGTCTTTAAGGGCATCGGTCTGGAGAAGATAAAGAGGCACATCACCCGTCGCCTGTGCGCGGCGCGTTGATCTGCCCGTGTTGTCGGGAAACGTTCGCTGGATAAGTTTGCTGCGCCTGACGCTGTCCCCCTTGAAGAGATAGATACGCTTACCCAGCCCCTCACGGCGACATCTGCGCCAGAATTTGTAGGCATTATCCGTCACGCCATCTTCACCCCCTGAGTCCACGGCCATCGACATCAGCCGCATGCCCTTTGACGGGTCAGCTGCGAGTGGCCACGTTTTATCAAAGACGTCGGTGAGTAAAAGATCCCAGTCCTCCGGATAGCTCGCCGGATCCACCTGAATGCTTTCCCCGTTGCCGTCGCAGCGCAGCGAATGCCGGATGTTGTAACGGTCAACTATCCAGCGCTCACCCATACTTCCATAACCCGTAATCTGCACAACAAAGCGCCGGTTGCGCCCGGCCTGCACGTCCACGGTCGCAGTGAGGAACTGCACGCCATCGGGTACCGAACGTTTTGGGACTTCTTCGGCACGCTGCTCGAGCAATTCACTTTTACGCTGCTCCATGCTGGCCCGCGGCAAATAGGGCCTGCCGAAATCGGTGTTGATCACCGTCTTCAGGGTTTCTTCGCTGCGCGTGGATTCATATTCCTGCTCGGCGGTCAGGAACTTATAAATAAGCTGCGCCCAGGTCTGGTAAGCAGCTGCCGGACCTTCCATCCAGAAGGAGGCAATACGGGAACGACGGCCATCACCGCTAACCAGGCCTTTCCTGTCGATGGTTTGCCCGTCCCGGAGCCAGACACATTTCATGTTAAGCGCACGCTTCATGTCCGGTGTGATCCTGCCTTTACAGGCCGGGCACTGTAGAAAAGCCGCTTCGCTGGCAAGCACAGGATCGCTGCTGTCGCGGTACCCGGTCATATTGTCCATTTCCGGCTGGAAATATTCGCCGCAATGGGGGCATGGCCAGTAAAGACGACGGCGGTCACCACGGTTATAGAGCGATAAAATTCCGGTGGTCGGAGGGGCTTCATGGGGCGTGGAACGCCGCCATTTTGTGTCTCTGATATCCCTCCCGGGCGAGCTTTCAACCAGCGTCATCCCGGAGGACATGAATGTCGTGGTACGCTTCGATGCCAGTGAAAAAGCATCCCCCTCCCCGTCGATATCTTCCGGAAAGCGGTCATAATCCGTCAGCGCCACACTCTTATAGTCCGAGGACGACATGATATTGACGGATGGCCAGCCAAGCTTCAGATAGTTACCGGCGCGGAATGTACGGTCGTAGACGTTGTTATCGTTACGTCTTGGGCTTAGCCGGGTTTTAACTTCAGGGCTACAGCGAAAAGTACGGTCCAGGCGTTTTTTGGAATGCTCGCGAGCTTTTTCCTCAGATACCTGAATCACAAGCATATCTGCCGGATCGCAGACAATGTTATAAACAATCCAGCCGTCAATGAGCCCGATGGTTTTACCCGTTCGCGCCGGGCCCACAAACACCACCGCATCGTATTCACGCGATGCAAGGCAGTTCATCGGCTCAATCACATAGGGTGCCAGATCCGGATCCCATGGAACTGAGTTTCCCGCCCCCATTGGCACGCGCATATAAGTACTGACCGCATCGGCCACCGGCATACGACGCGGGGCTCGTAAAATACCGGAGACATCGCGGCGGATGTCCCTGGCGGATGCCCGCTTTGCCATCAGTCCTCCTCAGGCTCTTCCTCGTCTTTTTCAGCGTCCTGCACCCTCTCCGCCATCTGGTCGCGCAGATCATCAATAACGCTTTGCACACGAACTACCGCAGCAGGCGTTAAAGCACAGTCGCGCTCGAGCACATCCGGGAGGGTTTCAAGTACCATGACGACGGCTTTCGCCATCAATGAGAATTCTCGCGCCACTTCATCTGCGGGTATTAACTGCCCCGTATCCTGTTCGAACTTCAGCCTCTCATTCTCTGCTTTCCAGTGGGACAGCCTGTCAGAGGGGGGCATATCATCGATGTTGGCCGAAACGGTAGGGATCATCAGTTCGGTCAGAATGTCGGTCACCAGATAGAGCTTTAACTTGCTGTTGCTGCCTGGAGCAGGTTCAACATTTTTCAGTCTCGCGGCAACCGTCTGACGGTGTACGCCGGTTATCCCTGCCAGCTGGTTGATATTGAGTTTTAAAGTGGCAATTTCCTGGTCCATGATGGTGAACACTTTTTGAACGATTCGACATCTTGCGAAAATGGCCTCTAATTAAATCAAAGACCTGCGCACATGATGATGATGACCCTAGATCCGAAAAACTAGCCGTTTCCCGCGAGCCAGCCGCCCCGTGGTCGGGTCCCCCGCTTGGAGGACCCTCCAAAACAAAGCACTTCTCAAAGCTACGAGTTCCTGATATCGATTATCATTAAAAGTAATTTTAATTTGATAAACCGGTAGGGTTGATATTGTCTTTGATCTGACTCTACTGAGGATGAAGACAAAAAAAGCCACCTGAACTAATAGTGGCTTTTAATTGTTAACTTAAATTTAGCTTTAACTAAATTTAATTTTAGATATTTGATTAGAAACTTCCGTATCTAACGATGTTCTATCATCTCTTTCCTTTCTTTGCTTCTCAGCAAGTTCATGAACTTCTTGATCATAATGATTGTTAGCAATTTCAATAAGTTCAATGAGCTCCTTTGATACAAATTCCAAGTTCTTATCGCCATGAATTTGTGCATAAGCTTCAACAAAATTGGTATCAACAGGGTTTACAGGGGCCTTGCTGAAGTTTCTTCCCCTGTAAGAATTTACAGCATCAGAAAACTTGTTACGCCATTTCTCATCAGGATACCCATCTAAAACGAATTTAAATACTCCCCCTTCATTAGTGTAATTTGAATTAGTTTGATCGATGCTTGTGATTTTGAAACCCATATAACCTCCTTTTATAAGTTGAGCATGAATATCATCTTTGATGATTAACCTTACATATCAGTAACATATGCACTTAAAAATGACGCCGAAAATAACGTTAGTCAGCACATCAATTCTTGCTACGCCGTCTGAGAACTAATCGGCCGTCACCTGCCTCGATTTCCTCATAATCTTTAAAGACAGGAACAAGGAGTGCTATGCCAATGGATGCAGCAGCAATAATCGTAGCAATCTCAAATCCTGTATATGCAGCTACCGGGAGTAGTCCCATGGTAGACAAACCACCGGTAAAAGGTGTTGCGGCTAATACAGCAGCAATCGCAGCAAGTGTAACCCCACTTGCCTTTGCCACTGTTTTTCCTTTGCGAACCTTGTTAGCAAGCTCGCCTTCTATTCGAATGGTTTCAGCTTTACTTTTCTGTGCGCGTTCAAGTTCATCTTTGGTACGTACTATCACTTGATTCATTCTAATCCCTCTTATAGCAGAATCATAACCTTAGGATTAATCTGAATCAGCAAAAATTGCAAGATAGTTTGATCGCCTTGCAACCGAGTTGCATAAGGGATTTGCAAGGATTTTACCTCTTGGGTTGCGCATTTTTTTGCAGCTTGTTCGTACGTTCTGAACACTATCTGTTGCGGCCTACATGTGCTTCCTCTCTAAAATGTAACAGTTTTCTCGGCATCACCACCGTTAACAAAAGCTTTGCCCAAGTTCACAGCCGAAGGAGTTTCTTAGATTTGCGCGTACGATGCGCTCCAAAGGATTTTTTTGTAAAATTTAATCCACTTCAAAATTTCAGCGCATGAACCATTGATATCAAAGAATAAAAAATAGGAACGTAGTATTTTGATACCGCTCATAACATATTAAAGAGAAACTAAAATGCCTGAAATTGTTGACCCAACAGACTCATTGATAAGTTTTCAGCATGCACTGTCAAATGGTCTAATCAGACTTTCTCCATGTGTAGTTCACACCGATATGAAAGTGCTTTTAGACGATGCTAATGGTACCCCCAGGATTACTTACGCCTTTGTTCAAGGAGAGACTGTTAAAGGTGTTGCCGTATATGTTCCGGTCGACCCAGTAGAAGGTAAGCCATGTTTTGGCGTCGGTTATGCTGTAGCTGATAGATTTAAAATGCAGGGCGTCGGCACAACGCTCTTCACCTCAAGCATCGAAGAAATGCGCTATGGATTTAGAAACTCGTTTAGTGAATTCTATGTAGAGGCTATCGTCGGAGTTGATAATCAGGCATCTAACAAACTAGCTTCGAAAGTTTTATCTGTTACGCCTGACTCAGGGAAGGATTCCCACTCTGGCAAGCCTATCAATCAGTACATGAAGCTTTTCAGTACCACCAAGTAATATTCTTCAGGCGCTTATTATTGCGCCTTTTTAAACATGCAGTTCATCTGCCAAGCTTTGTTATGCGCCAGGATGTCTTTCTTCGTCTGGCGCTCCTGAACATTGATAACGTGAACAGATAGATAACTTGTTACCTAACAGCAATCTACCTACCTAAGTAAAATCTTAATTCTTTACGCTTACGCTTGTTGATCTCTGGATCCATGCCAGGATATCCAAGACTCTGATGCGGAGAATGCCGACTCCAGGGAAACATCGATAATAAGAGCATGTGAAACTGAGACTCCGGTAGCCCCCCTTGTGGGGGCTTTTTTTTCGGATTGATGCGCTTCGCTTGTTAAATATTGAGTCTTTTCTAGAATTTAAAGGTGCTTTGCTATGTCAGGTAAAGCCGTCGTTCAGGAATACCCGTGTGCTCAAGGACGAGCCATCCCTAGTTTTTCCTTTCCAGCTCTATCTGCCTAATGCCTGCGAAGTTATTGTTGCCCTTCTCAATCACTGCCAGCAGCGGCTTAATCCAGAGCACGGCCTGGCAGTATGTTATTGAGCCGGCGGCAGCGGAACGATCATCGGCTGCGTCAGGTCTGCTGGTATCGGTGTGCATGGCGCTGGCACGTAAACGGTGCGCGTATTCGAGCAGCCCACCAGCGATATCAGCAGGAACAGGCAGATCACAGGTCTTTTCACGGCGGAGAATCTCTCGGTATTCGATTACGGTTTCTTCGGTGCTGGTGTCAATTAGGGAGTTGAGCCTATTGGCATGTTCTGCAACCTGATTGAATCGATTGAAGTTGAATGCCTGGGTAGCGATAACCTGCCCCTGCAGAGAATTGTCACTTCGCAGAACGTCGTTATCGCTCTGAAGGATACTAGCGTCTGAGCAGCTCTTAACGAGAGCGACTGACATGCCAGCTATAACGACAACGCCGATAAGATCCAGATTAATTTTCATTGGTCCAGCCCCCAGCACACCAGCGCACTTTCCTGATCACGCCGCTCAACCTGCCCATAACAGCCATTCTTCTGGCCTTTAGTCAGGCGGCAATCGCGGCCACCATCCTTAATCCACCAACGGATAGCCTGACAAGCCCCTTTTCGGTCACCGTCGTTGATGCGCTTGTAGAATGTCGAGGGGAAACATTTACCGGGGCCGATATTGTAGGGGCAGAACGAAGCAATACCTGCTTTCTGCGGTTCGGTCAGCCGCACCTTAATATTGCGATCAACCCACGCAAGCGCTTTATCCCGTTCGATGGCGTTTACCTGGTCGCATTTCGCCTGTGTCAGCTTCATTCCCTGCACCACCTGTTTACCATCAACCATCGTGGCACCGCGGCAAATCGTCCAGATCCCGCCGCCATCTTTGTATGCAGTGAGCCTGTTCCCTTCTTTCTCATCCAAGAACTGATCGAGGATGGTCGGTGCGGATGCGCCAGCAAGCACTAACCCCAGAACGGCTGCGCTCAACTTTGCCCGGCTCCCCATTACTCACCTTCCTTTTGTAATGCCTCGACAACTACGCTTGCCGCAGCCGGACGTTCATGAAGAGGTTTATCACCGACCCCTTTCAGGTAGTCATTGACCATTTTCGTTCGCTTCTCGTCTTCTCTGCGCCTGCGGTTTGCATCCACCCGCCCGTTAACGTAGGAGGCAAGCGAGATAAGCAAACCGGCTGCGCCAAAGAACATGAACACCAGATCCTGAGTGGTAAATCCAATGGCAGACGCCAGAGCTGCTACCCACGCGAAGAACTGCGTGAAGATGTTCCCTGAATCATTCATTTTCATCGTCTCTCACCTCGCTGTGTGCGGGTGCTGTGTGAAGGAAATAAAAAAGCCGCAGTTAAATGCGGCTCTATAAGAGGGGATTATTTTTGCGGAATAGCTTGTTTTTAAGTTTCAAAAACCATTTTGGTGGCTTGGATTTCGGTCTCCAGATCTCTTTAGCAATTTCTCTCGCTCGTTCGTCGCTTATCTCTTCTTTTTTGCTAAAGCGCTTGTAACTTCGATACTCAAAGACACGGTTTATCAGGTACGCGATAAATGGAAAAACGATCTTGAAAATAGTTGCAAAGAAGATCAGCGCCGTCATCGCAGCAAAATGATCATGTATACGAACCGGCAATGACTGAAGGTAATCTATCATCCTGCGCCCTGAAGTAAACACGGCGATATGACAGGGGTACTGGTGCAATGCACCTTCGCGAATACCCCTGTCGTATCGCCGGATAACAAAAAACCCCGGCAGGCGGGGTTTAAAGTTTTTTCAAATTGTAGCTTTACATCGCTGCCATCGTGGCGCAGCTCTGCCAAGCATGAATGAATTATCTACTTTTCTGACGCGTTTTCAACTCTAAACTGAAAAAAATCACTTTCGTGGTTTCGTGAGATCAAATAATCCGCCGAAGCGGGCTTTACTGTCACACTAAATAATCATGCTCTGCCACGATATCATTTCGATAATCAGACAAGATACGCAGAGCAAAGGCTGTGTTATCTAACTCAGCCTCGCCCATAGCGGCAAGCACCGTCAGCTTCACCAGTTCGAACGAGGCGTTCAGCTCGACTCCATTCATCAGTAAAAACACGCTGGTTGCCTGGAATGCCGTGCGCTTATTCGCATCATTAAAAGCATGTGCTTTAGCTATTGCAATGAGATACATCGCTGCAAATGCAAAGATGTCATCACAGCCTTCATACTCGGCAAGTGTCTGGACACGAAATAGTGCTCCATGCAGTTTTCCTTCATCTGCCGGGCCACTATTAGGTAAGGTCGAAGTTTGAATCTCAACAACCTGATCAGGCGTTAAAAAAGCAATGTCATCCATTATTTGTCTTCCAAGGCCTTGATGATTTTTGCGTGTTTTGTTTGTGTAAGCTTCAGGGCTTCGCTGAATGATATTTTAGTATTGTCTGCTTTTACCTTTGTGATAATTTCTCCATTTGGTGCCTTTTTAACATAGTAAGCCTGACCATGAGCGTCTCTAACCACTTCAATAATTGTGTTTGAAGGATTAGACCTCGCGGTATAAGGTCTTGTTGTAATTGGGCTGTAACTAAGTTCGGAACTAGTGGAGCCTTTCAATACAGTGTCAGGTCTTCCCCGCTGAGTAACAACTACGGTTTCGCCGTTCCTGATTGCATCAAGAATATCGGACAGCTCTGCTCTCATCTGGGTATAACTAACTTTGCGCATACGCACCTCATCTCTTGTACATGTACAGCTTAGCATACTGATTCGAGCCTGTAATCAGATCAACCATCCAGCGCTTTCTTTGCTGACAGATAGACTTTTGCCCTGAATATCTGTAGACACCAAGTTACCCGCTCTCTCGCCGCTCGTTCCGTCAGCCATGGTGCTAAGCTCTGCAGTTCTCTGGTGATGTCAGAGATTTTTTTCCTGGTGGTGTAATAGTGACGGCCAACCAAATAAACCGGATCCATCAAATCGAAAGCCTGAAGCACCACATCCTCAATAAATTTCGCGTCATCGCTGCACATCGCTGCGTCAATTACACTCACCGGCGGCTCGGGCCAGAGTATCGAGCGCGCGCGCCTCATTGCCTGCTCACCACGGAATCCCTCTTCTCTCGCCTGGTTCAACGCCGCCGTAAATCGCTCAAGCGCTTTATCAGACCAGTTTTTTCCACTGAGCACATTCCAGCACGAATGGCCGCACGGTTTGGCCGGAGCCGTTCCACCGCGCACAGACTCCCCCCACACTGTTAGCAGCGATTTAATCCACCCGGACTGGATATCAGTCAGGAGAACACTTTTCCCGAGCCAGCTCTTGCGTGGCGCCATTGAGGTTTTTCCCAGTCCTTCAAGATAATGGCGTTTCTGGCGTGGCGTCATTTCATATCCTCGATAATTATCATTCCGGTTTCGCCCCATACTTTTGTTGTCCGGGCGTCCCAAATTTGGGAATCATCCTCAAACAAGGCGTCCAACAGAGATTTTTTTAAGTTGTCCAGATCGGGTTTTTGCTGATGAGGTTGACCGTCCATTGCTGCGCGCTTCTTCTTGCTCCAGCTCTGCGGCATCGGCAAAACGAAAGTGATATGGGCGTCGCTCTCCGGTACCTGGATTCCATGCAGCCTGGCTTCATCGCAGAACATGCGATAGCGCATCACCGGTGGCCGCTGTTTCCATTTATCACGGCGAGTCATGCGTGGTTTTCCGACTGGGGTGATGATGTATTTAGGCATAGAACACTCCCAGCTCTAACTGGACCTGCTCCAGCAGCTGCAACTCGGTACCGAAGTTTCTCTCCCATTGCTTGCGGCCAGCATGAATCGCCGCACCATAACCGCCGTTGCGATGGTGCATATGGCATAGAGGAATTGATTTCCGATGGTCAGCGCGCTGGCTTATGCCCTGACCGGTTCGGATATGGTGAATTTCCGCAGGCGTTTCGCCCAGGTTCTGATTTCTGCACACGATGCAGCCCAGTGCGGCCACACGCGAAAGATGAAGGTTATCTGCTTTCTTCATGCTGGACCACCAGCGCAAGCAGAAACACCGCACATAGACGGGCGGTGAGAGTTGTTTAGGGTAATGCTCTGCGCCATTTTGATTCCTCAGGTTGGCGCAGTAATCAGTGGGTGTTCAGCCCGTTTGATTATTATAAATCAACACTTACGGCTTGAGAACCTTAAGTGCTTCTGGCAGGGAGTTAAGGTTGATTATTCGCTCATCATCACTGAGGATCCGCGCGGAAATTCGATTACCCTCCCGGCGTATCAGCGTGCGTAAAGCATTATTGGTGACGAGGTAGTCAGTTATTTCGCCATCGGACAGATTTAAAACAAGCAATCCGTCTTTGGTTAAACCCGCGGCAAATTCATTTAATTTCATGGGCACATCCCTAAAATGGTTTCCCCTTCCGGGGGCGGTCCTTTATCTCCCTGCGCGCTGACCTCATTAACAGTTCCGCTTAGCCTGATGTCTAATAGGTTGGATAAATCAATAAAGCTCAATTGAGCTAAACAACCGAACGATAGTGACTTCTCTTGCGTGAGGGAATTACCGAAGGGCTAAATGATTGGTAGTTCGTCGTTGTTGATTTCTTTAATCAAAAAGATAGCCACTCCTGCCACCCGCACATCGTCCAGCGCGTCACCTTCTATCACATCACCATCTGGGGTAATTAATGACTCGCCCTGTACTTTCGCAAACTGCATGCCACCGCAGAACGAGAACGCAACAGTATCACCCGACTGGGGGGGACGGGTTATATCTACGACAACAAATCCCGGTGAGATTTCGATTGCGCGGTATTTGCCATCTAAGCGACAAAGACTGGCAAGCGTCATAGGAGTTTCTGTGTTAGCGAGCACTGGAGATGTATACGACATGATGCCTCCTGAACAATTAACTGTATATTCATACAGTACACCGCAACGTCAGAATGATCAACGCAATAAGAGCACGAAACGTTACAGGATGACGGGGATAGATGTGAAGAACCCGCCGAAGCGGGTTAAGTTTTCGTGTTCTGCTCAGCATTTTCCATGTACTGCGGATCGCTAGCTAACGGGAGTTGAACCATCTTTCACGGGATTAGAGCATCCTGGCTTAAAGGCTAGGACCTCGTAATCATAGTAAACCGCTTGCGCTCAGACCCCGTCGTCTACTCCCGTACAAATCAGTTATAAATTTGGCTGATTTATCAATTTCTGGAAATAGAGTTCTCTCATTTATACCTAAAAGATTCAGCTCATCTCTAATATGGGCTTTGTCGGCTTCATCGATCCAAATTCTGTCCTGTCGGAGACGTTCAGCAACTCTAGACGCATCAACATTCACCCCCCAAAGCATAAACGCTCCAGCCTGTGCAATTATTCGCTTGTTAGACATTTTCGGTTTGACATAAATAGGGCGTAACAAATCATCAGGATTTACAACATTTCTAAAATGTGCCTTTTCCATTCCAATGTGAAAAACTAAGGTATCGACGACAGGTTGCTTATTAAATTCAATGACAGATGACGCCGTCATGGCACAAGAGGCTAATTCCTCTTTTTGTTTCTTTGTGAGATTGGCAATATTTGCCATACAACTCACTCTATCGCTATCATAATAACGCTGCCGGTCTTTAGGCACTAAAAATGCTTGAACTGCACCATGATAATCCTCACTACGTTTGCTCATTTCTGTAGCAAACCAAAGAGCCACCAGAGGGTTTGTTGTTACATCCAAAAGTCTAGTGGGTAAACCAAAATGCTGCATTCTAACCAACCGGTCAAACATAGTCTTATCAGATTCAAATTCACTTGGATGCAATGAAACAATATCCCTAACGGCATAGTTTTCGCTACTATGAATATCATTATCATCACGAAAAAGTTTTGGAATGGAATACCATCCATAGTGACTCTGGCCTCTGAAGGCCGTTGGGGGATGGCCATCAAGTCGCCAATTAACAACATGGCGAACAAAATCAGATACTGATGTGATCTGAATTGAAGGTCGCGGTCTTTTTTTGTTTAGTTTCGATCTACTATCTATCATTATATGTCCCCAAATTTACTTCTAATACGTAGTCGGGTTTAGTTCATCCCCCGCTTAGCAGGTTCTTTCTGACACATCAACATCTATATTAACCTAGCCCTACTAGTCTTTCGATTTGTATGCAATACTCCACTTCGGAATACCCCCCTTGATGATTAGGGGGGGTACATTATTGCTTCCAATATTTTTGGACCCTGATATTTGCTGGAACACATATATTTTCATAAATAGGGCCACTAACAGTCATGACAATATAAATACCATCAAGACCATCAATGTTAAGCGAGAGCCTATCTCCGGCCCTAACCTCACGCTCTAGTTCAATATCCTCTACACGTCCAGTATCATCAAAAGTCACTGAATACATCATCTCAAATTTCCCTCTAATCTCATGAAGTGTGGCATGAAAATACCATGAAGAAGCGGTTATGAGCTAATCCTATGGCGTCTAGTAAGTGAGTTATTCAGCAATATGCCAGTTGGCTACAGCCTAGTTCGTGAACGAGAGATCAGTCTCGAGGTGTTCTTCTACCGTGATTTCTGCGTTCTCACGACAGAACGTTTTCCAACCCTTCCGGCATGTTTTCCAGCCACGATTCCAGCCGAGAGATTTTGTCTCAGTCGACGAGCCCTCGGTGTCTTTTACACATTTGTGAAGTAATAAATTGCTCACTTTGCCTCCACTAACTCTTTCCATTTTTCTTGAAGCAACTGCCGGGCCGCTGCCTCACCATCAGGCGGGAACGAAAATCCCGCCCGAATGCCGGGACAACCGTTCGAACAGCGAACCTCTGCCGAACCCCAGTTCATCCCCCGGCTGCGAACCCTCAGAGAAGGAGCCATTCCGCATTCAGGGCATTTCGGCAAATCAGTCATTCCCCAGCCCCTCCAGCAGATGCTTATGATGGCGCAGCTCGCGAACAGCCCTCTGCACACGCTGCAGGCGTGCCAGCTTCGCTTTCGTGCGGCGGATTTCAGTTGAGATATAACGCGGTGACGGAATAATCAGATCATCCGGACGACTGGCGAAAGTTGGGATTTCCCCAATAATTTGTTCCAGGGTTGTGCTGTCTGGCGCTGATGATAACTTGACGTCCGGTACTGAAGGCTCCTGCTGTTCTGGCTGAACTTCCGGTTCATCCGCCAGGCTCCAGGTGATATTTTTCCCGTCCACATGGCGCAGGACCAGACCGTCCTTGCACATCGCACCCAGCGAGGCATTCAGAGCTCGCGAACCTTTACCCAGTTTTTCTGCAACCTGGTTGGCACTCATAGCCCCCTGCCCCTGCATAGCTGACAATACCCTCTCCACCAGCTGCGATGGCTGCTTTGGTCTGATACGCTTCGGCTTCTGCTCTTTCGCGGTACCAACCGACCAGGCTCCATCGAAGAAATTGCACAACCCCTCTTCCTTGTGCTCGCGCAGCATTTTCAGGGCCTCTACGGGTTCAATATCCAGGCGTGCTGCTACTTCGTGATAGGTTGCTTTACCCATGGCTTTCAATGCGTCGACTACAGATTTCATAATTTTCTCCTCAAAATTTACTTAACAGGTCTCAGGTGGCTAACGTTTCCGCGATAGCTCTCCCAGTCAAAGTTCACCCAAATGCCGTTATCCATGCGCAGGCGATCAACAACCCTTTCGCCCAGGGTCTCTATCAGCTCGTCGTAATTCAGGTTGGTCAGCACGCCAACCGGGCGCATAGCGGCCAGCCGGCGATCGATAATCTGGTTCAACAAAACTTTCTCGCCGCGGCTGTCGCGCTGAATGCCGACTTCGTCGAGCACCAGCAGATCAACTTTGCAGAGGTCATCCAGCAGCGCGGCTTCAGAATGTCCTTCGTCATAGCAGGCCCGGGCGCGCAGGGTCAGATCAGGCACCGTCACAATCAGAACCGTTCGCCCCTGTTTCAGCAGATAATTTCCAATGGCTGCTGACAGGTGGTTTTTGCCAGTGCCCGGCTTTCCGGTGAAAACGAAACTCGCAAAGCCGGTGCCAAAATTTTGCGCATAGCTCTTTGCCATACTCAGGGCATGGCGCTGGCCATCGCCGTTCACCGTGTAATTCGCGAAGCTGCAGCTGCGGTGCAGGTTCTGGATCCCGGATCTACCGAAAATTTTCTCAGCACGTGCCTGCTGGTTGAGTTTGTCCACCTCAGCGGCACGTTTTAGACCTTCCTCGCGCTGCCAGACCATCAGCTCAGCGGCGCTCTTGAATTTGGGTTCTACGCCCGGCGGAATGACGCGGCGAAGGCGATCGAGAATGGAACCTGCGTTTTGCATGCTTACCCCCTGAATCCTGGCGGAACGGTGCTGTCAGGACGGGAGATCCGATTGATATCCCGGCCACCAGCCTGATTCTGAGCCGCCCCTGGCGATGGCAGCCGTAGAATTAAGTCATCCCATTTTTCGCGCAGTTTTGACGGTGACATCACGTTCCGGCACCAGAACGGATCACGCTGTACACGCGAAAACATTTCGCATATTTGCTTATGTGTTCTGCCATCAAGGGCACACATCAGACGGATTTCGTTGGACCATGCAGCCCAGTTAGGCTCTTTGGGGCGCACCAGTTCCCCGTCTGTCTCAGCGGCTTTTTCATACAGTTTGACGATGCGGTTCCACATCCACTGGGCGCAGGTCAGATCTTCCTTGCTTCCCCACTGCCGTTTTCCTGCATGTGCAACCACGGCCTCTGGATGACGATTTAAAACACGCCTCTTTGGTCAGCTGTTCGTCCGACAGCGAAGCGTCCGGACAAGTATTATTTTCTGGTTCTTTGACTGGTTCAGAAGAGTGACTGATTCTGGGTGAATCTCCTTCACTACCCCCTGGTGAATGTGGTGCACCATCTGGTGAATCTCCTGCACCAGCCCCTAGTGAATTTGCTTCACCACCCTGGTGAATCCCCTGCACTACCCTTGCACTGGTATTTGCACCGCTCAGGGGTAGTCGGTAGAAATTACTGCCGTTACCTTTTGGGCCCGTTCTGGTCTCTTTTCGCATCAGTCCAGACTCGCAAAGCGCGGCAACATGATTCATGACGGAACGACGGCTGATCTCACACTGATCAGCGATATGCTGATAGCTCGGCCAGCATTCGCCCTGATCACTTGCGTTATCGGCCAGCTTAAGCAGGACCAGCTTACGAAGGGGGTTTCCTACCTTGACCTTCATCGCCTGAACCATCAGTTCCATGCTCATAGAACACCTCAATACAACTGAACTAGGCTACGTTTGAACAAGTCGAAACCAGCTTCACTTTGACGCCGACCAGCTGCGCCAGCGCGTCGATAGCTTCCAGAGTCTCGCGGCGGATTACCGGTTGCGGTTTGCCAGTGAAGACGGCATTGGTGGCTTCGATACACTCTTTGTTAACCCTGGCCGCCCGGTAGTGCATGCAGTCCTTCTGCGCCAGTTCGTTATCAATGGCGGTACGGATGGCATAGCTCAGCGCTTCTGCCTGTTTCAGGTAGTTAGGCGTATCGTTGCGGAAAGCACGTTGAATAATCTGCTTGTTGTTGTGCAAACGGCGCGCGTATTCGTCCGGATCCGATACGTCATCAAGTGACTGAAGCAGATCGCCAAAGTGATGCGGGGTTATCAGCTGCGTGACCGTCTTCCAGCCCTTTTCCTGCGCCCAAGACTCCAGCTCGCATGCCAGCTTTTTGATTTCCATCAGTCAGACTCCTTAGGGGCATTGAGGTTAAGCTTGTGCTCATACAAAACTGAGTCGTACTTCAATGCACCACCCGTTAATTTTTCCAGTCGAGCGGCGCGTCGTTCAGGTACTAACTCCCCCCACTCACTCACAGAGGATCGAGCGATGTTGAGAGCCCTCGCCACGTTGGCTTTTTTCCCAAAGTGTTTGATTACATCTTCGGTTTTCATTTTGTCCTCCTTGGTAAGTTTTCCTAACTTTATATGTTAAGGAAACAAGAGTCAATGCGCGTTAGGATTTCCGAACTATGAAAACGATCGGTCAGCGTATAAAAGAGCGGCGCTCTGCTTTGAAATATACCCAGCGCAGCCTAGGCAAACAGGCTGGGGTTGCTCATGTCACAATCTCTCAGTGGGAACGTGATGAAACCTCTCCAAGGGGCGATAATCTCTTCAAGTTAGCTGCGGCTCTTGGCGTTGAACCTGGCTGGATCATTAAAGGCGATGACGGATACGAACCAGCCCCAGCAGAATCGTATCGGATGCTTTCACCGCAACAGATTCAGCTTCTGGAACTGTTTGAAAAACTCCCCAACGCTGAGAAAGAACAACACATCATCAATTTGCGGGACAAGGTCAAAGACTACGATGAAACGTTCAACGACCTGATAAAAACCAAAAGCAAAGAAGAAATCCTGCAGATCCTCAAAAACCTCGATATCAAATAATTTTTCTTCACGCCAGGCCGCTTCAATAGCGGCCTTTTTGTGTTTTTCACGATCCTGCTGTTAGGTTTTGCGAAATTCACCCTTGACGTTTTGTTAGGTTTAAATAACAATCTGCGTTATCAAAACTTAACAGCAGTAATCAGTAAACGTTCCGCCTACCCGGCGATAAGGGTGATTAGCCAAGCAAAGCAGCAAACAGGGGTTCGAGATGGAAAAAGCATACGAAGAGTATTTCAACAGTCTGGCGGAGGGTGAAGAAGCACTGAGCTTTTCCGAGTTCGTCCAGGCAGTTTCTTGAATGTGGCGTAAGCCAAAGGCTTGAAGGCGGTTTTCTCAGGTTGCGCGCTAAAGCATAGCGGGGAGAACCTGGAGCGGAGAGCAAACCCCGCGTTGCAGGACTTGAAATACCTTCACAGACCAATAAGCCGACTGGCAGCGAAACTGCCCTTTACATCTGCCCTGGCGAGGTGGCGCCGCCAGACCAGGGCAGATGAATCGTCCACAACATGGAGGCGCATTCCACTCTTTCACTAATGGGGATTGGTTTGTTAGCTGGCGGAGTGTGCTTCCAGTTGTGGGCAATCGAAATTGTGGATGGCTGTTAATAACCTTATAGGGGATTCATTATGACAGACTTTAATCGTCAACCATCACGGCAACAGGCAGTCCGCCTTAACTGGTTTGAAATAAAACTTCGAAAACTTTGTTATTTGCTTGCTCAAAAAGGCAACCCTGAATTCTGAAGGTTAATAGCGTCGATAAAACACAATAACCTGACTGTCATTTAATTATACACGATTCAAAAACCATGCCTTAAACGGCAGGAATTCTCTCAACCTAAAACAAGGTGTCTGAAATGAAATTAGAAGTAACAACCATTGAAATGGGTCTTGCAATAGTAAACAAAGAAATTGCGACATTTAATATTAACGGGATTATTTCTGGCGTGGTTCATCTACCATCCTCTGGCCCTGTAACCGTAGTACTTGATGGTGGCTATGTGCTGGGCGAGTTTCATTGTCCAGTATGCGCTGTTAAGCACATTAGCTTGCTGTCTGTGAACTTCACAGAAGCACAGAACGCCTGCGGCATGTCCTATTACGATTACAAACGCCAACTACTTAACTGATATGGATGACATCATTTGTCATTGCGCCGTTTGCTGCCGCGAATATAAAAAATCGGAAATGCACAAAAGGAAAACAGACAGATACCCCTTCAAGCGCACGATTTATTTATGTGAGCAATGCAATGAAAAAAGAGAAAGGCGTAACGCGTTAAAAAAGGTTAAGCGTGTTATTCGTAAACCATATCGCTAAACATCACACACCAAAAAATTAATAGAGGTAATTATGTCTGTTGAATTAAAAGTTTTCGGCGGTGCTTATTTTCCAAAAGATAAAGCCTTGAAAAAACACCCGGACTTAAAGCCGCTTGCTACAGCAGTAAATTCGGCCACAAAAGCCATTGCTGAAGCTGTTATTTTCGGCAAGCTGGCGGCTGAACATCCTGAACATATAGATGATTATTTTAAGGTGAAAATTTGGGAGCACCACGAAGACCTTCCATGTCCTGAGCTTGATGTGTTTAGCGCTGATTTCTTTGGTGAGCACGTTGTCTGGAATAACAATCGAGGTGAACCAGCTGCTGCGCCACAACCAGAAATCGATAATAACGAAACCGTGCACGCGGCGGGTATGAAGATTGTACGCAACCTTGACCAGGACTCCCGCGCGGCATGCCTCGCCCTCTTCGGCGCAGTGGAGGAGATCACCGATTCGCAATTCGGTCAGGTAGTCGATTTAAATAACGACGACGATGGCAGCTTCCAACGAGAACTGGCCCAGGCTTTTGTGAAGGAACCTCGCGTGTTTGCCCTGAGCGGTGAGCGGCAGGAAGAACTACTGGCGTGGATTCGCAAAACTATGAAGGTCTCAACTCAGTGGCCTGATATCAAAAAAGGTATCACTAAATGGATCGACACTCCGGCAGCAAAGCGTGAGCCTGTTGCTACCGACATCAAACCGGACACAGAAGCCAGCCTGGGCGGTAATACCCCTACCGATCGCAGTCCTGATCTGGTGCATAATCTCGCAACTCTCCGCCTGGAAACCGCACTGGGCATTCTCTCGGCCGCGATGGATTTTGATATTTATGCCATTCCATCCGAAATTATCCGCCGCGCCAAAGAGATGGAAAGCGAGGGAAGAGATCCGCGCTTTTCTGCCTGGTGGAATAAATTACGCGGCACTCCGGGCATCCTGGACTTCTCCCGCGCCTCCATTATCGCGCTGATTAAAACCGCTCCGGAAGACCTTTACCTCAAGCCGGTCGATCTGCGTGCATATATTAACCGCAATCTGGTTGAATCGAATCATGCGAAACCGGATCAGAAAACAATCGATATCGCATGCGGCAATATCAAGCTGGAGACTGAAAATGATGAAACCAAACCGTCTGTACCGGGCGAAACTCTTCCACCAGCAGTTTGCCCTGGCAAAGCTGCGCAACTCGACAAAGAACTCAGCGAGACATTCGCTCCGAACACGACTCCTGAAAAGCAAGCCGGCGGTCAGCCGCGTGTTGAGAACCTGGGTGGAGGAGTCTTCTCAGTCGATGCTCTGATAAATACCCCCTCCTCAAATGAAGTCGAAAAACAGGAAGTGCCTCCAGCTCAAGACGTTCGCGAAGCACCAGACGAACGCGAATTTTCGATTTTGCACGCACTAAATGATCTGATTTCTGGCCGCACCAATATCATGGGGAAAGAAGAGGCTGAGGGCGTGGTGGCATTCACAGGTCACCTCGTTTCCGATGTTATCCCGCTACTGATGGAAGATATCACCACCACTGAATATTGCCTGTCTCCTGTGTTTACCAACGAGGAGATCCACGATGTGGCAACAACCATGCTGGATAGCTGGTCCGACGATATTAGCGTTCGTCAGAAAATAGCTCTTGATGCGATCGTGGAATACCGCCGCCCCGAACCACCAAAATCGGTATTGCTCGATACACCAGCTGTAACAGCAAAACCTCAAAAGGCAGCTGATCCTGACCGTGAGAAACCAGATCTATCGGCGGCATCCTCATACCTGCAACAGCTAACGATCGCCGCACTGCAGGGCTTATGTTCCAACCCGGCTTATTGCAATCAGTATGAGGAATTACCGGCTATGGCCGCCGGACTTGCCCGTAGCGTTATCAACCATCAGGAAGGCTCCTGTGCGTCTGATTAACCGTAGCAAGGGAGACAGTATCGGCGGTCCAGCATGCGCCGCCGCGCTCAAATGCCATTTTGAGAAATATGGCGCGCATGGTCGCAGCGACAAGCAGACTTTTTACACCATCAAGTTCCAAGGGAGAAAAATTACGGTTGAGGTTGTTAACCGCCCCCGTAGTTACGTGGCCACGGCAATGACAGGTGCCAGGCATCTCCGGTGCCTCCCTGGCCTTGGTCGGTGATTTTTGACAATCAATATACTATCTGCCGCTGCGATATCGTGGCGGCGTCATGGAGTTAAGCATGGCGCAAATCATTTTTGATGAAGAGTGGATGGTGGCGGGAAAGCTAACTGAAAAAACGGGGCTGGATGACAGGCAAATAAAAGCTTATCGCCTCGGATGCTGGATTGAAGGGGTTCATTTTAAGCGAGTACCCGCGGTACCCGGCGGAGAAAGCAAACGCGCTTTGGTCTGGTACAACTTCCCGCTGATTAATAGATTTATTCAGGAAGCATGATGAACTTTCCAACCGGCGTTGAACTTCATAACGGAAAAATAAGGATCACGTTTACCTATCGCGGCATTCGCTGCCGCGAAGTTCTCCGTGGCTGGGTGGTTAACAGCAGCAACATCAAGAAGGCTGGAAACCTTCGCGCCGTCATCGTGAGTGAGATACAGTTCGGCCAGTTCGACTACGCGGCGCGCTTCCCTGAATCGAAGGCTCTTAAAAAATTCTCATCAACTAAGCGGATCACGACGTTTAAAGAGCTGAGCGATTTTTTCATTGATACAAAAGCGCTGGAGGTGTCAGGGGCAACACTGCACTCTCTCACATCTGCAGTTAATACCCTGAAGCGTGTTGTGGGAGAAAATACTCCCCTTGCTGATATTCAGCACGCCGACATCCTGAATTACCGTAAAGAGCTGCTGACCGGCAGCGTATTAAACCCATCAATGCCTAATCTGGTTAAAAAGGGACGCGCGCCCTCAACAGTCAATAAACAGATGGCGGTTTTATCAGAAATGCTGAAGCTTGCGAATCGAAGTCAGTTTATATTACACGCTCCTTATGAGGGCGTGTCCAGGCTCAAGCTATCTAAGGCAGACCCCGATCCGCTTCTACTTCATGAGTACCAGGCACTGATTGCCGCCCTTCCCCGAAAACTGGCTTTGATCATCATTGTAGCCGTCCATACGGGAATGAGGCCCGGCGAGATTTGTGCTCTGGCGTGGGAGGATATCGATCTGAGGAAAGGTGAGATTCACGTATCAAGAAGCCTGACGAACAAGCGGGTGTTTGTGCCGCCAAAAACAGATGCAGGCATCAGAACGATTACACTGCTTAAGCCTGCTCATAATGCGCTGCTCGAGCAGTTCGAAATCACCGGCAATAACCCAAGACAGCAGATCGTTTTCCATCACCGTGAAATTGGCAAAACCGAGCCGCAAAATCTGCGTTTTGTATTTACTCCTGAAAAGAAATCGTCAGTGAATGAGAGCTTTTTTTCCAAAAATTCGATTTCGTATGGATGGAAACGGGGAACTAAACTTTCTGGAATACGTGAGAGAAACCCTTATCAGTCCCGCCATACATACGCCTGCTGGACGCTTATGGCCGGTGCTAACCCTTCCTTTATCGCCAGCCAGATGGGCCATGAGGACGCGCGTATGGTGTATGAGGTTTACTCGAAGTGGATCGGCGATATGAACCAGGATCAGGTCAACATGCTGAACAATCAGATGCCGACAGCTATGCCCCCAGGACGCCCCCAAGGTATTGGGAACATTAAAAAAGTCATTTAATTTCATGACGCTGGTTTCAAACTACATAATCAGCGTTAAACTATTCATACCAATTATTTAGGGAGAAGAGATGATGCGCGTACTGGTTGTTGAGGATAACGCATTGCTACGTCATCACCTGAAAGTTCAGCTTCAGGAGATGGGACATCAGGTGGACGATGCTGAAGATGCAAAAGAAGCCGATTATTATCTCAATGAACACCTGCCGGATATCGCCATTGTCGATTTAGGCTTGCCGGATGAAGACGGTCTCTCGCTGATCCGTCGCTGGCGCAGCCATGACGTCTCTCTACCGGTGCTGGTCCTGACCGCCCGTGAAGGCTGGCAGGATAAAGTGGAAGTGCTCAGCGCGGGTGCGGACGACTACGTGACGAAGCCGTTTCATATCGAAGAAGTCGCTGCGCGCATGCAGGCGCTGTTACGTCGCAACAGCGGTCATGCTTCGCAGGTTATCTCCCTTCCGCCATTCCAGGTTGATCTTTCCCGCCGCGAATTTTCTATTAATAATGAAGTGGTCAAGCTGACGGCGTTCGAGTACACCATCATGGAGACGCTTATCCGTAATAACGGCAAAGTGGTGAGCAAGGATTCCTTAATGCTCCAGCTTTACCCGGATGCCGAGCTACGGGAGAGCCACACCATTGACGTGCTGATGGGACGTTTGCGCAAAAAAATTCAGGCGCAATACCCCCAGGACGTGATCACCACGGTTCGTGGTCAGGGTTACCTGTTCGAATTACGCTAATGAAAGGGATTTCACGACACTTTCTGCCCCTTTCGCTGCGGGTGCGCTTTCTGCTGGCAACCGCTGCCGTGGTGCTGGTGCTTTCTCTTTCCTATGGGTTAGTGGCGCTGGTCGGGTATAGCGTGAGCTTCGATAAAACAACCTTCCGTCTGTTACGCGGCGAAAGTAACCTGTTTTATACCCTGGCGAAGTGGGAAGATAACCACATTACCGTGGATATGCCTGAGCACCTCAATCAGCAAAGCCCAACGCTGGCGTTAATTTATGATGAAAAAGGCAAACTGCTGTGGGCTCAGCGCGACGTCCCCTGGTTGAAAAAACGCATTCGCCCGGAATGGCTCAGGACAAATGGTTTTCATGAGATTGAGGCCGATCTCAATTCAACCAGCGCATTGCTGCATGACGATCGCGCCCTTCAGCAAAAGCTGAATGAGATACGCGAGGATGACGACGACACGGAGATGACCCACTCCGTCGCCATTAATCTCTATCCCGCTACCATGAACATGCCGCAACTGACCATCGTGGTGATCGACACCATTCCGGTTGAGCTTAAACGTTCTTACATGGTCTGGAGTTGGTTCGTGTATGTTCTGGCCGCCAATCTTCTGCTGGTTATCCCTCTGCTGTGGGTCGCAGCATGGTGGAGTTTGCGCCCGATAGAATCACTGGCCAAAGAGGTTCGCGAGCTGGAAGAACATCATCGTGAAAAGCTCAACCCGGAAACCACGCGCGAACTCACCAGCCTGGTGCGTAATCTTAACCGCCTGCTGAAAAGCGAGCGCGAACGCTATGATAAATACCGCACCACGCTCACCGACCTGACGCACAGCCTTAAGACGCCGCTGGCGGTCATGCAGAGCACGCTGCGTTCCATGCGTAGCTCAACGCTCAGCGTTGATGATGCAGAGCCTGTGATGCTTGAGCAGATCAGTCGCATCTCGCAGCAAATTGGCTATTATCTCCATCGCGCCAGCATGCGTTCAGGAAGTGCGTTATTGAGCCGCGAGCTGCATCCGGTGGCGCCTTTACTGGACAACCTCACTTCCGCGCTGAACAAGGTGTATCAGCGTAAAGGGGTGAACATCAGCCTCGATATCTCGCCGGAAATCAGCTTCGTGGGCGAGAAAAATGATTTCATGGAAGTGATGGGTAACCTGCTCGATAACGCCTGTAAATATTGTCTGGAGTTTGTGGAAGTGTCCGCACGTCAGACGGATAACGAGCTGCACATCATCGTTGAAGACGATGGGCCCGGCATTCCCCGCAATAAACGTGAAGTGGTGTTCGATCGTGGTCAACGCGCCGATACGCTACGTCCGGGTCAGGGAGTGGGGTTAGCCGTCGCCCGGGAGATTGTCGATCAGTACGATGGCAAAATTGAAACGGGTGAAAGCCTGCTGGGCGGTGCGCGAATGGAGGCTATTTTTGGCCGCCAGCATCCCACATCGAACGATACTTGACCCGTTATGTGAAAAATGCGCGGATCTCGCACTCAGGCTCCTGAGCTTCCGTTATAATCCGACTCAATAAGAGCCTGCGGAATAAAAAAATATGGAATATCACTTAGCACTTAACTGGCCCGAGTTTATCGAGCGCTACTGGCAAAAACGCCCGGTAGTTCTCAAACGCGGGTTCAGCAATTTTGTCGACCCTATCTCCCCTGACGAGCTGGCCGGCCTGGCCATGGAAAATGAAGTCGACAGCCGCCTGGTGAGCCACCAGGACGGAAAATGGCAGGTCAGCCACGGTCCTTTCGAAAGCTACGATCACCTGGGCGAAAATAACTGGTCTTTACTGGTGCAGGCGGTCAACAACTGGCATGAGCCTACCGCCGCCTTAATGCGCCCGTTCCGCGCCCTGCCCGACTGGCGAATGGACGATCTGATGATCTCCTTCTCCGTTCCCGGTGGCGGCGTTGGCCCGCATCTGGATCAGTACGACGTGTTTATCATTCAGGGTACCGGCCGCCGTCGCTGGCGCGTGGGTGACAAAGTGCCGATGAAACAGCACTGCCCGCATCCGGACCTGCTTCAGGTTGACCCGTTTGAAGGGATCATCGACGAAGAACTGGAGCCGGGAGATATTCTCTACATTCCACCGGGATTCCCGCACGAAGGTTACTCCCTGGAAAACTCGCTCAACTACTCCGTGGGGTTCCGCGCGCCAAGCGGTCGCGAAATGATCAGCGGCTTCGCTGACTATGTTCTGCAGCGCGAGCTGGGCAGCTACCGCTACAGCGACCCGGACGTGCCATCGCGTGAACACCCTGCTGACATCCTGCCGGAAGAGCTTGATAAGCTGCGCGGGATGATGCTGGATTTGATCAACGAGCCGGAACATTTCAAACAGTGGTTTGGTGAGTTTGTCAGCCAGTCACGCCACGAGCTGGACGTTGCGCCGCCGGAGCCACCGTATCAGGCCGATGAGATTTATGATGCCCTGCAACAGGGTGACAAGCTGGTTCGCCTCGGCGGGTTACGCGTGCTGCGCATTGGTGAAGATGTCTTCGTGAACGGCGAAAAGCTGGACTCTCCACACCGTCCGGCGCTGGAAGCCATCGCCAGCCATCAGGTGTTGCACGCCGAAACGTTTGGCGACGCGCTGGAAGACCCGTCATTCCTTGCGATGCTGGCCGCGCTGGTGAACAGTGGGTATTGGTTTTTTGAGGACTAAGTCGCTATAATGCCCGGTGGCGCTTCGCTTACCGGGCCTACGATCCGAATGTAGGCCGGGTAAGGCGTAGCCGCCACCCGGCTTTTTACTTCCGCTCACCTGCCGCAAAATCCTCGATCTCTCCGGCCCAATCCTCTGGATATAACCCTTCCCGTACGTCCCGATGAAACGTTGAATACGGCCAGGCGCGAATCTTACTGACGTAGCCATGCTTCAGCGGATTGATATAGACGTAATCCACATGCCGCCGGTAATCCTGTTCATTGCGAATGGTGTGCTCCCAGAAACGCGGCTGCCATATGTGGCGCATGTCGATGTTGCGGCTAAACGTTTTTTTAATATCCCGCCAGCGGGCCGAAAAGTCGCTGTCGCCTTCCGGTAAGGTCCAGATACAGTGCATATGTTCGGGAAGGATAACCCAGGCGTTTATGGTAAAGGGCTTCGCGCGTTTAACCATAGAGGTGGCAGCACGCAGGCTGTCGATATGACGTATAAGCGAATCGCTCTGGCGGTTTTGCAGGTTGACGGTGAAAAACCAGGTACCGCCAGGGACGTAATGACGACGATAGTTTGACATTGGCGTTCCTTGCCTAAAAGCCGGGTGGCGGCTACGCCTTACCCTGCCTACAAAAGCGTGA